ACGTGGTGAACGAGGTTTTGGATCTTCGGGTAAGAACTAATTTAGTTACCAAATGCGATACCACCCATACCATTCTTAATCCTGAGAATGTTATAGTTGACCGCGTACGCACGAATCATATCAAGGTTCGAACTCGCTGGAGTATTAATATTTATCTTCGCGTTATCGATTCTTGAAAAGTTCAATGTACCCGTTGGTTGAGACTTGTTCATGGTAAGACAGAATGGCCACGTATATATTTGTTCCGAATCGACCGTGGTGTTAAGAACCGAACAGTGTCTCGATGGAACAACGTTTCTGTGGTATTCGTGTGTCATATTTTCAAAGAGTGGGACACCGTTAATAAACATAGACGCATCAGTTAAAGTATATGACGTATTCAAGTGATTACCCGCAGCTATGTGAACGGCCTTTACTGGGTGATTAAAGTAGGTCAAATCAATCGACGTATCGGAAGCAGACATTGGTTGGTGTTGTGTTTGTGTAATGAGAAGTTCGTGTTCACCGTTCGCAAAGAATTCACGTTCGTCTGTGTCGACAAATACGTACGAACCGTATACCTTTGGTGTAGAACCTAAACTAAATGTACCATTTCTACACTTAATTCTAATTTCAACTTCGTGGTATTGAAGACCGATAAGTGGTAAAGATTTCGTCCAATCTTCACTGAAAAAGAATGGGATTATGTAACTACCGGTGGAAACATTATCACCACCGTCTTGGGTCGTCGAAGCACATGACGCTTTGGCCGAAGATTCATTATACAAAGTATTATGTAGGGTATTAATAAAAAGTGAATCCAGTTTTGTAACTTCTTGACCACCAATCCATAAAGAGAATTCAGTTGGTGAAGTTTCATTCGACGTTCCATTCGCTGATTTAAAAATACAGTTATTATGATTATTATTGTTAATATTGGCATGTTCAATCCATACGTAACTCAAAAGATCACCTTTCGATTTGATAGGGATGGAAATTTCATTTCCCGATTCAAACGTCCCGATATAATCCATACGTTCTGGTTTTATCGAAAAGTTTGTGTGACGTTTATAGTTTTGTCTAAAAAAAGAGACTTGAGGATCGCCTGTGATATAGACGTCCTGGGCACCGACTGAGACGAGATCAATCAAAGCAGCTGACATATTTACTACTATACTATATTAAAAAAATCGGGCGTTAACGTAATAAGATAAAAATGGTCGTGTTCCAAGTATTGACCTGGGAAACACGAGACACAGAAGAAGAACACTTGATTAGTATTTTTGGTAAAACAAACGAAGGTAAGTCTGTATGTGTTACGACCAGTTTTACACCATACTTCTTCGTGAAACTTCCGAATAAAAAAACACAAATGGATATTCGTAATTTATATACAAAGATTGATAAGTTATGTCCTGAATGTTTGATAAGTTATGATATTGTTCAATCTAAAGATGTCTGGGGTTTCCAAAATAATGAAAAATTTATTTTTATGCAATTAAAATTTAAGAACCTCGCGGCGCGACGTATGGTAAATGGGAGATTAAAACGTACATTACCAGACGAAGCTATGAAATATAAAGTCTATGAATCAAACCTAGACCCTGTTCTGAGGTTAATGCACCGAACTAATATTCAATCGACTGGGTGGATGGATTCTGGGGACGCATGTGTACGTTCGCATTTAGCACACGTTAATATAGACCTGTTCTGTAACGACTGGAAAACCCTTAAACCAGTTGATATTCCAGAAACTGCACCTTTTGTAGTCGCGTCTGTGGATATTGAATGTAATAGTTCAACTGGTAAGTTTCCCGATGCAGACGTAAAAGGTGACGCATGTTTCCAGATTGCCGTATCACTTACACATTTTGGTTCTGATATACCTTATGATAAAACGTGTTTTTGTTATAAAAAAACGGATTCAAACTTGGAAGGGAGTACAATTAAGAGTTATGAGACTGAACGTGAAATGCTTATGGCATTTAAGGAATACCTTATGGAAAAGGATATTGATATTATAACTGGGTGGAACATATTCGGTTTTGATTTAGAATATATAATCAAACGTGCGGTCATGACAAAGTGTGATCAAACTTTTTATGAAATGAGTAAAATGAAAAACCACTCATGTGAACTTGTGTATAAGAAGCTGTCGTCGAGTGCACTCGGAGACAATGATCTCAAGATTTTACCTATGCCTGGACGGTTTATTTTTGATCTATTTCATGAAGTTAAAAAAGGGTATAAACTTGATTCGTATAAACTCGATAATGTTTCGAAACTCTACCTCGGTGACAATAAAATTGATATGCCACCAAAAGAAATGTTTGCTCGTTTTGTCGAAGAAGATCCCGTAAAGTTACGTGAGGTCGCTGAATATTGTATCAAGGATACATTGTTACCTCACCGTTTATTATCAAAATTATCTATACTTGTTAATCTACTAGAAATGGCTAAAGCGACGTGGGTTCCCTTGTGTTATCTAGTAGAAAGAGGACAACAAATTAAAGTGTTTAGTTTGTTAACCAAAAAGGCGCGTGAAATGGGGTTTATGGTTCCAACTATATCATGGGGACAATATTCAGCGGATGGGTATGAAGGTGCGACCGTTCTTGACGCACAGAAAGGCGCCTATTATAGACCAATAACAGCACTGGATTTTGAAGGTCTATATCCATCAATTATGATGGCACACAATTTATGTTATTCATCGATGGTTATGGATTCCAAATATGAAAATATACCTGGTGTAACATACGAAACGTTTGGGTTTTATAAGTTTGCACAAGATGTTCCCAGTCTTTTACCAAGTATTCTTCTAGAACTAAAACAGTTTCGTAAACAAGCTAAAAAGGATATGGCACAATCGACTGGTGCCCTGAAAGAAATGTATAATGGTAAACAATTAGCGTATAAAGTGTCGATGAACTCTGTATATGGATTTACAGGTGCATCGAAGGGTATGTTACCCTGTGTACAAATTGCCTCAACGGTAACTCTAAAAGGTCGGAGTATGATTGATGAAACAAAAGCGTATGTTGAAAAGAATTTCCCGGGATCAAAGGTAAGGTACGGTGACACGGATTCGGTTATGGTTGAATTTGATGTGGGAAATCGTACCGGAAAGGAAGCAATTGAATATAGTTGGGAAATAGGTGAACGCGCTGCGGAAGAGTGTACTAAACTCTTCAAAGCACCGAACAACCTTGAACTTGAAAAAGTATATTGCCCATATTTCTTATATTCAAAGAAACGGTATGCGGCAAAACTTTGGACAAAGGGTAAAGATGGTAATATGAACATGGATTACATAGACGTCAAAGGACTTCAACTGGTACGAAGAGATAACACACCTCATATGCGTGAAGTATGTAAAGAACTTCTCGATGTCGTTTTAGAAAGTAGTGATACTGGACCACCAAAAGAACTCGCTCTACAAAGGGCTATTGAACTTATTGAAGGTGATGTACCTAACGAAAAACTAATTTTGAGCCAGGGTTTATCGGATTCGTATAAATCAAAAGGATTCGCGGTTTCTATTAATAGTCCCGATATTAAGGATATTAATCAAGCTCATGTTCAAGTTGTACGAAAAATGCGTGAAAGACAACCAGGTTCTGAACCACAATCTGGTGATCGCGTACCTTATATTCTTCTCGATACGGGAGATCCTAAAGCAAAGGCGTTTGAAAAGTCGGAAGATCCAAAATATGCAAAAGACAATAATTTAAAAGTTGATTATAATTATTATTTTATAAACAAGTTTCTAAACCCCGTGTGTGATTTAATTGAACCACTCTTTGAAGATCCGAAAGAAGAGATATTTGGTGAACTTTTAACGCGCGTGAAACCAAAACGACGCCCAAAGAAAAAACTAGAGGCTGAAATTGAAGGGCAACCGAAAATAAGTGATATGTTCAAAACGCTTAAAAAATAGTCGCATATATAAAATATGACATCCAGAAAATTAAAAACACTCTGGGATGAAGAGGTAGAAACGGAACTGTATAAGCGTATGGTTAAGGAAATGCAAAAAATATCACTTAAATATTCAATAAATTTAAAATTGTTACTCGCGGATATACCAAACCCATTAAATTTTTGTAAAGGTTTTAAAAAAGATGGTTCTCCATGTACAGCAAAAGCTAAAATTAATGGAATGTGTGGGAGTCATATTGATCAACCTCAACTTAGAGGTCCAATAGAAATGGTTTCTAAAAATAACGAAGGTATACGTCATACACATAGTTTTCTCGAATGTATATTTAAACCTGGCTGTCCGGCGTGTGAAGTATCAAGAAAGGGATTTAGAGAATTGCGTGGAATAATGTAATAATGAATAAATCAGCTATTCTACTAACATCGATCGATACATTTTATAATATTCCCGAGAATAGAGCTACACTTTTAGAAATTCTAAATAAAACTGGAGGCATTTCTCTACGGAACCTTGAATGGTTTATTACAAATTATTCAAAGAAAAATAATTTATCGTATAAGACAAATGATGGTAAAATATTTAGTGTACACTGTGCATATAAATCAAGTTTAGATGGGTATAGTAAAAAATTATTTGACCCATTTTGTCGTTCTTCTAAGATATCATATACTGTACCAGGTACATCCAATGAAATACATACGACTGTTGCACAGCTGAATTTCATAAGATGGTGTATAAAAAACAACATAATCGAGTATATTCATGATCATAAAAACGCACTTTTTTCTAAACAAGTGTCATGACACCATTTTCAAAAATGAACGTCTGATATCCTACATAATATAAGTGTAGTGTATAATCACTTGTAAGACCGACTTCCATGTTTACATCTAAAACAGTTCTATTTGATTGTAACTGACTAAAATCCAGCATTCCTGATGGTTCCACATTAATCGGGTTCATCGAGAATGCATATGTATAAATATTTCGTAAAGGTCGTGATAAACGACTTGTAAACGGAACAACATATTTAAAATATTTATGATCACTATCCTGAACATTTGGTACATCTTCACCATTTACAAATATTTTAGCACTTGACATAGGTGGATTAAAAAATTCATTGATGACAGAATATTCTACATTCGATGAAAAGTTATATCTATTTGCAAATACATTTGCGACTAAAGTTGTACCACCCGTAATTTCATCTTCATTTTCAAAAGCTTTCTGTCTAAAAAACCAATTAAGTGTTTTTACTGGTGTTTTTGGAATAAGTTCCAATTTTGCGTTTCGTACACCCGCTTGTATATCCAAAGTAGGGTGTTTTTTAACGATATCGGTAACGAGAACATGTCTTTTATTTGCTATGTAAGTACGCTCACTTGGTTCGAGTGTTATTTCTTCGGTAACAATATCAAATTTATTCATCGTCAATGTATCTGTTTCATTTGTAAAAAAAGATTGTTTATGAAATTCAAACTCAAATTGAAGTTTTTGTTTATGGATAGCACAGGTTGGAAAGTATGGACGATTTGGTTTATTTGTTTCGTATTCATCACTTTCGTACTTACGGGAAAAGAGTAAAGGTATAGGAATATAAACACGTGATTTATTTTGCGCTAATATTTGATTACCAGATAATAAAGATGTATCTTCTGCATTGTTTCTATTTAACGTGTACCTCTTTGTTCTCTTTTCGGATTCATCAAGGTATAGTTCATCATATATGATACCCCAATCACCGTGATATTTTTCAACGACGGTTTCATCGACCCGCATGGTTACAGATTTAAAAATATGTCGCCCGATTTGATCTGCGTAATAACTATCGGAACCCGTTAAAGCGGGTAATTCAAACGTTACGTACATATTTGCTAAAAGATCACCCATATTTCTCGGGTTATACATAACCTTTATAGTTTCACCAAAAGGCCAAGATGTCGAAGAACTACTTGGTTTATTAATATTTAAACTTTTATGAAACTTTGTAAAATTAGCGTGTTTTTTAGGTTCATACTTAAAGAATGAATGAATAGGATCATCTTCTAAAAGGTATGTATCTTGTTTACCAATTGCATTAAGTGATACTATAGAACCTGTATTTGGTCCAGATGTATCACACATACTTACTACTTATTGTTTATATATTTTTAAATCCCTTTTCCACATATCGATATATGACATTTGTTGTAATGTATCAAACTCGATTCTCGATTTTGTTGTTTCTTCCCTGATACTTTGTATAGCTTCGAGTGTATACTGATACGTTTTGATATTCAAGAGATATTCGTATGAACCATCAATTTTATCGAATATATTTTCCATTTGACGTTCGAGTTCTACTCGTTTACGTCTGAAAACAATTAGTTTTTCATGAATAACCATATCAATAAATTTCGACATATTTTCAAGTTTTTTAGTTTTTTCTTTTAATACACGTATAAGGTGTGCTTTTCTTTTTTTATATGTTTCTGACCGTATTTTAACAAAATCTGTGAGAATTTCTTCTGGACTTTCGTATTTATGAATACCCTTTGTTGGATGAAATAAGTGCATATTTGATACATGAAATGTCTTCTGAAGTTTAAAATCTTTTATGATATCATTACCTGTGTATCCTTCAATAATAAAATTAACATCATCAGTCGTACTGTTATTCACATAGTTCGTAATCTTTTTCTTTTCGATAAGGGTATCGAGATACTCTTTGTAGTCTTGTGTCCAACGTCCCGGTGGAAGTTCAGTTACTAATACATTTTTACCTGAAGATTTCCATACACCCTCCGTGATCCATAACCCATCTTCATTACTAAA